TGCGTGCTGACGGGCAACGGATTGAAGGATCCGGAGACGGCGGTAGGATCGTTCGCGCTGCCGGACGTCGTCGATGCATCGCTTGGCGCGTTGCTCGACAAGCTCGGCTAAACGTTTAGGTAGTGGGTCAGTTTGATCCCAGCAGTTCAGCGATCTCCCAGACTGACCAGATGTGGTCGGCTTTCCCCGACGCCATTGCGGGCGTGGTCGGCTTTCCTGCCCTCTTGCTCAAGGTCATGTGAGGGCGAGCGAAGTTGTAGTACATGAAGTGGAGGCTCACGGCATGCGCGTGATTCTCCACTTTCTTTGAGAACCCATTGGTGAGCCTCGTGAATCGGCGCATCCCCATCCGCATGGTGAGATTCTGACGCTCCACATATGAGGTTGAAATCAGCGCGGGGTCAGGGTCGCCCGCGATCACGCGCACGTCAATCCCTGTGCACGCGGGAGGGCTGTAGGTGTGCTCAGGACCATTGCTTTCGAGCGTGCCGTAGTTCTTGTGGAGCATGGCAAAGTCCACGCCACCGTCACCGAACAGCGGCTCGATCACCGTCAGATAGGGCTTGTGACCGTCCGTGGTGAGTTGCACGCGGTTCTTCAAACGCGAGTGCAAGTCCTTTAGAAAGAAGTAGCAGTCCTTGTTGGTACGTTCACCGACCAGCCATGAGGGAATGAGTTTGGTGTCAGCGTCAATGGCCGTCCACGTCCACACGTCGCCGTAACCAGGCGTGTCTTTGAACTCTTCGGGCACGTTCTTTTGCTTGGCGTAACAGAATGACCAAATCTCGTCGCACTCAATTCGGGTCGAATTGAGGTCGCGAAGTACCTGGTCCTGGTAGTCAGCGCAGGCTTTGCCAAGGTCGGCCAGGAGCTTCACAATCGTGTTCTTGGCAACCCCCGTCACGCGAACGGTAGCCCTGATAGACATACCTTCCACCAGGCAGGAAATCACCTGGCTCCTGCGCTGTGTGGTCAATTGGTTCATACTGACCATTGTCACAGGTGGGTGTTACATTGAAAAGTCAGTTTGAATGGAAAGGGGCTGATCAACGTGAATGTCGATTGGGCAACTTTGTGCAGATTCGCTGAAAATACCGAGTCTGGAGGCCGAATTGAGGGCTACGGAATGTGCATGGTATATGTCTCCCACGCGGGGGCCAAGGTCAATTTCCACATCGCAATGTGCCTGTCCGACCTTCACGACCTACCCCTAATCGGAACCGTCCGCATGCGTGTTTACTCACCGACTGGAAGGGCAGAGGCTGCCTACTTTGAGGAAATCGGGATGGAACTGACACCAATTCCTGAGCCTGGAGGACTTGAACAACTCCAGGCGCATGCCACCGTTATCGAGGTAACGATTTTAGAGGCTGGCGTCTACACAATTGAAGTGTCGTCAGCCGATCACGACGACCCGTCTGAGCGACGACGACTACAGTTTCTAGCCCTCGACATGCCCAACGTTTAGGGGCTCGCGAAAGTCGAGCGTGTGCGCTTCAGGGGTCCACTTTAGATGTACTGAACGGCGCACAACTGTCCGAAACTCGTCATCAGCAGTCTCGGTTGCCTGAGCGACGACCGCAGCCGCCCGCTGATTCACGTCAGTCGGCATCTTGGTTTTCTTTGCCATGAGGGTTACTGTACCTCTCTTTCTTTCGGTGCAATCTGTCGATCTTTTTGGCGCTGCGTTCTCAAAAAAACATCGGCGCATGAAATCGGCCGAAATGCCGCTTTCATCCTTGTAATTACGAGTCGGTAGTTACACACAGGTAATCCTCATGGTATTGTTCTTGTCCCACACAGGCGCCATCGGCTGCGCTGGTCCCTTCGACTTGAATCTCAAAGGCGTCCAAGAACCGTGACGTACTTCTTTACTTTTCCGATATCACTCGCGCCGGACGTGATCAAATCATCGTCTGATGCTTGCCATTGAAAGTTGAACTGATTGGACCTACCTGTGTACACCTCGAATTTTGGCTTTCTCAACGCTGGGAGAATAGAACCGAGCGTCAAGAGTCCGACCACGATGGCGAGAATCAAAAGGTCGAATCCAACTGTCTCAAAAAGGTGAGAATGCCCTAACGGGCCCGCCGCAGTCCACTCGTAATAAACCAGCGTTCCTGCGAAGCCGATCAGGCTCATGCCCATGACCGCGCGAAGTCCTCGGTCCCCCTGTGAGAAGCGACTGCCAGCCATGACTGAGGGCTAAGCCTCGTCCTCCGGTTCGTCCATCTCGACCTCTTGGCCCTCAGTTCCTGCGCCGTCCAAAATCTCTTTGATGGCGGCCTCAGGGTCCATATCGATCTTGAAACGCTCGTCGCGGTCGAACTTCTTAGGCACGAGGACCATCCTAATTCCCATTGATTTTCAGGGGTTTCGTGTTTTTTTGCGAAAACAGCGCCATCTTTTTCAAACTGACCCACTACCACGTGCTTCGCTTGCATGAGCCACATTATAGGTGTGTGGAAAGGCTCACGTCGTCTGGATCAGCTCGGGGTAGAGCAGGCCGTAGACGTAGCACTCGCCCTGGGTGAGTGCACCGGGGTCGGACGCGAACAGTGCGTTGTAGGGCAGCCCAGCCTGCGCCGCCGAGATGTAGAGCACTTCGGCCCCGACGCCGGGCGAGAGGGCGACCCCGCCCACCGATTGAAGATTTCCGTAGCCCGGATTAGGCGCGTCAACCATCGACACGTCCGAGACGTTCGGCGCAATAGGATCGTCGCCCAGCGTCACGTTCAGTGTCGGCCCGACTCCGTTTTCGAACGTGGCGGGAGGCGCTTCAATCCCAATCGCCGCCGCGCCCCCGTCGCCTTCGGTGATGGTGTTGGAATTTTGGGCAGAGGCCGCAACGCCGACCGTCTTCATCGTGAAGACCAGATTGGTGCCGTTGTCGGTGACCGCGACGTAGGTCGAGAACGGTTCGCCGCTCACCGAGCCCAGGGCCGCTTCCACAATCGCTTCCAACTCGGCCAGCGTGGTGGCCACCGCCGCGTTCGCCATCGTGAACGTCTCTGGGGTCCCTAAGCCCCCATCGCCTGTGTAGACAAACGTGTCGTTCACACCGGTCACAATCGTGAGCGGCAGTGTCGGTGCAGAGTCAGCGGTCACGCTTGCACCGGTGCCGCCGTCGAACGGCGTGACGGGCACGGAAATCATGATGAACTGCGGGCTGTCACCAGCGGCCGCGTTCCACAGGAGGACTCCGGTCAGCAACTCGGCATAGTCCTCGAAGGTGAACTTGAAGGGGCCTTTCTGGACGAGTTGGACGCCCGCCACTGACCCACCTCCTGTAGCGACAGATTGGACGCTGGTAGAGGTAATGGAGACTGATGCCGCTCCGGCGTTGTGGACAGTGATCGTTGTCGAGTTCCATCCTCTACCGTTCGTTCCTTCGTCCTCGAACACTTCTGCGACGCCTTCAGCGAAGGAACTACACAAAATCTCCTCGGCGTCTACCGTGACCACGAACGGGCCACTTTGGCCGAGAGGAACCGTCGTCGGGTCGCCGTTGGCGTCCACTTCGTAAGCGTTCGCGATACCCAACGCGAAGGTCTGATTCTCGACGGCAACGTTTGGAATGGACGTGGCGAGGCTTGTTGAAACGGGAACGTTGCAGGGCGTCAAGGTAGGGTAACTCATCAGAGTCCTTTAGGGGTTGTAGTTCGGGAACGCGACAGCGTTGTAGGCGCTGATCGCGGCCTGGCTGCGCCATCAGGCAGATTCGAGGGGAGGAGATAGAGAAGCCACGCCCACGACGGCCAGCGCTGTTCAGCGGCGTTCACGGCGGCGTAGTACACCCCAGTCGCGGCGATGTAGATCGCCAGAACGGGCTGATGCAAGTTTCCGACTGCCGTCACGAGATACGTGAGTCCGTAAGCCACCGCCGCTGAGACGACCACTTGAATGAAATCGACAATCGGTGCGGGTAACGAACCGCTCAACTTCATGCGCAATGTGTTCATGGTGCTCCTGTCTGTGCTTGCATCGCTGATGGCTTTTGGACGTTCGATGGGGCAGTTCCCTTGACCAGCGCCGTGAGAGTCGGAATTGCTATGGACACGTCGTCAGGTTCACCCATGATGCCCCAGTACGCACCCGCGTTGTCTCCGGCGTAGATGAGTACGGCCTTGAGATAGGACGAGTAGGGCACGTTGTTCACGGCGTCCTGACCCGCCAGCGTGGTGAGAAGTTCACTTAAGTACTGGGCTTGGCGTGCGGGCGTGATCGTACCGACATTGGAGTTCGGCCAGCCGATCTCGGTCAGCCAGAAGGGTTTGGTGTCGCCCTTGGCTATGCGTATCTGTTGCAACAGAGCGATGCCGTTGAAGATGTCCACGCCCGAAGGCCCAACAAACGTCGGCGGCGCGTCGGTCACGTAGTCATCGTCATTGCTGTAGGTGTGGAAGTCAGCCACGTTGTAGTAGTTGTACAACTCAGGCTCGATGGCGTAGCACGACTCGAAGTACTGCGAGCCGCCCGTGCCAATCTTGCTGTACACGGCACTGAGGGCGAAGGCGTGAATCGTACAGGTCGGGTCCGCCGCCTTCATCGCGGTGTAGGCGGCCATGAGTGCTTCGACGTAGAGCGCGGGTGTGATGCCCTGCGCACTCCCATCCGGCTCGTTCATCAACTCCCAGTGACAGCCCTGCAAGCCGGGCTGAGCAACTAACCACGCACACGCCGCCGCGTACTGCGCGGGCGTTGTTGGAGGTCCGCTGGTCCACGTCGAAGTGAGCGTTGAACCGGCGTTGATGTCGATAAGGAACAGCGGCTCAAAGCCGTAGCCCGCCATCAATGTTCGCTCAGCGGCTATCGCCGTTGCAACGGCGGATGAATACGCGCCTGCCGTCGTTTCAAAGCCGCTACCCACTGTCTCGTCGGCTCCTGGCTTGTTGTAGTTCCACGGCACTTCGGCACGGCACCACTTCATGCCGACAGGTTCTAGCGCGGTCAGCACTTCCTCAAGAAGCCCGTAGGCGTTACTTTCGTTGACGCCGAGAGCGAACGGCAGTCCTGTTGATGGTACAACCGTCCATGCTGCGTAGAGCGTCACGTCGCCATCAGGCGTGTACGGAAAGACGACCGCCTCCATCGTGTTCGTTGGGGAAAGGAACCACCCGTCGAACGTGAAGCCAGTCTGCGTCGGCGCAATGGGCGCAGCGATGGACGTGCCTGCGGTGACGGTCGTGCTCGAGACTGCTGAGCCGCCGTCGCTGTCGAAGGTCACGGTGTAGTCAACGGGCTTTGGTGCGCTGACGTAGCCGCTGGTGACGGGCGGGAAGTTCTTCGCACTCGCATTGTAGGAACGTAGCGGACCTTGTCCGTTGGCGAGCGCTGCATCAATCTCTTCGTAGGTCGTGACCTCTACGAGATTCGCGGCTGCTAGTTGCGCTAGCGTTGGTTGTGCACTTGTGAAATCGCTCATGCCGACAACTTCGCGAACTCGCGCTCCACGTAGTGTTCTACGCGCTCTAGAATGCTCTCAGAGGCGTCAGAACCTGGTTCGGGAGTAACGGTCCCATGAATCGCATCGAGCGCCGCTTGGAGGCTTGTCCAGTCCACGGCTGGGTCGTCAGCGTCAAAGACCACCCAGGCGTCGGTGATATTGCTTGTGCGGTAATTCACGAGGAAGGGCTCAAGGCCACCCCACGTGACGAGCGTCCCGCCGCCTTTCCCATCACCACGAACGACGAGCGTGTCGTGGCCTTCGTTAGGATCGGGCTTGTCATCCGTTCCCCATGGAATTTGGGGTTCCGATTCGAATTGCGTTTCCGCGTTGTCCGAGAGATTTTGACCGATCAAGGCACCGGTAAAGGTCTTCGCGTACCAATCCAAGGCTTCAATCGGGATCTCTCCGTATCCATCGATCAACCGTTCGTTGTAGGCCCAGGCCAGCATGGAGGCATTGGACACCCCCTGATCGGGGTGAGGTCCAGGTTCGCCCTGCGCGATGCCGTAGGCGAAGTAGGCGTCGATCAGCGTGTCGTACTGGGGGAAGCCGAACTTCCCGATGACCGCTTGCGTGCCCATCTTGGCGACGTTGTAGTGGTCCATCGCTGCGAATCCGCAGTCCCCGTAGGTGTCATTCCCGTCCATTCCCCAATTCTGGAAGCCGTGGCTTACGTCAAATTGGAGGTAGCCAGCGACGGCACTTGAGACGAATTGCGAGGCGTCAAGTCTTGGTTCATGGCTTTCGCGAAATCCTCCGCGCCTTCCAGCTTTACGAGTCATGGTCCTCCAGGGGTGGAATATCGGGATGGTGGTCGATTATGTGATCGAGTCTACGCCGTAGGGCATCATGACCTTCGACAACACCATCAATTTTTTCGTGAAGCGCTTTTGCCTCATCTGTGAAGTGATCCTTTAATCCGTTAATATGCCGCGCCCACCATTTTCGGACGCGTGGAACGAAAAAAGATCCGATAAACGCCCCGATAAGAAGTTCCGTGATGGACTCTGGGCCATTCCCGACATCTGAGGGCCATTCATAGTTGAACCATATTTCGCGAATTACGTGCATGGTAACATTGTGGGATGGGCGGCCAAGTCGCGGGTGAACGACGCATATCGGTTGAGGAGCGTTTCTGGTCGAAGGCCAAGAAAGGCGTGACTCATAGCTCTACGTTGAACCACCAGTGAAGGCAGAGCGACGTGAGTCCTGCGCCGAGCCAGACAGCCCAGTTGGAAAGGAACGTGATGACCGATCCCGCAACTAAGAACTCCACGACGAAACACGCCAGGGCGAGCACGAGGAACAGCGGAAACGAGCGGCGAGTCTTTGCGGGGTCAGTCATTGGGTTCCTTTGATGGTTGAATTTCGGCGTGCTCGGCTAAGGCGTGCAGGACTTCTGTTTGTCGGCCCACGGCTTCAGCGGCGACTTGCTGCGCTGCGACTTTGAGATCTGACTTGCTGGCGACCCCTTGGGCCACCAGATCGATCAGGAGTTTGTGCGTCTCTTCCACGGCGGTCCGCGTGGCTCGTCCTGTTCCGTTGGCTTCGTCCATGCGACGTTCTAGCAACGCCTGCCCAGCGGTTACTTTCTTCATTTCCCCTTCAACTGCTCCGACTCTCACAGCTAAACGAGGAATGACGACCTGTCCTGAGGCGGATTCGATGCCGTCAATATCCTGGATTCGCTCGGCTTCTTGTTTTTCCTCCTCCTCCCTTAGTTTCTTGCGCTCTTTTGAGCGTGGGTAGATGACGGTGCCCCAGAGGACGAGGAATGTCCCCGCCACTGAGCAGATCGCGGTGATGAGTTCGGTCATCGCTTCTTCTTATACTTGGCAGAGGCGTACACAGAGGTGGTGCGCAGTGGGTTCGGGCGAGCGGTCGCAAAACTCACGCCATTCCAGTAGCGGAGCCTCCAGCCGTTTCGAACTGCTAAGTCCTGCGCGGCGAGGTTCGGCAAGCGAACCAGTCCAGCCTTCTTGATCGTCGTCGGCAGTGGATGAGCGAGGGCCGGTCGGGTTCGGAACTCGTAGGCGTTGGTGTCGTACTCGAAACGGCCTAGTTTTGTCCCGGTCTCCTCCGCTTGGAAGACAACCCCCTCTTCCACAAAGATCATCACGTGGCCGGGGTTGGCGTCGATAGGGTCTCCAGCGATGAACAGCAGGTCTCCCGCTTGGCTCTTCACTTCTTTGCGGAGTGGATAGAGAGGGTACTGGGCCTCGGTCGTTCGGGGTAGCACGATCTCCGCTTCACTCGCTGCCCACTGGGCCAAGCCTGAGCAGTCGAACGCCACGCCAGGGTCTTCCGCCCCGTATTCGTAGGGAAGCCCGGTTTGTGTGTCTGCCGCTTCGAGTAAGAAATCGCCAGCGGTTAACTGGTTGAGTGGTGCGCTCATAGGTCTCCTTTAGAGAATCATGACGATCTGATTCGAATACGCGCTCCCTGGTCCCCACACTGCGTTATTCGCATCGCATGCCCAGATTCCCCCCGGACCAGTGCACACGCCCGTTATCGAAGCGCCCGCGAGGGGATACACCGCCGCGCTCGTCGGGGACGCTGGTGGTATCTCCCACAGTCCGTTCCCCGTTACGGCGTCACCCGCCCACAAGTTCGTGCCGTCAAAACAGATTGAATCGAGTTGAGCGCCTGATGAGATCGTGTACGAAGTCGCGACGCCCGCCACCGTGATCTTGGTGACACTGCCACCACCTCCTGCACACCAGAAGTTCGTTCCATCAAAACATAACTGTCCGGCATTGCCGATATTCGAATTGAGCAGCGTATGCACACCCGCCGTCGTGAGTAGATAGAACTGTCCGAGGTCAGTGACGAGGTAAAGATTCGTTCCGTTGGTTGATATTCCGTACATCGGAAACGAACTCGGTGAAGAGAAACTCGTTCGCACACCAGCAGTCGTAAATCGCTCGATAGGCAGACTTCCACTGACAAGGAACTGCGTCCAGAGATTCCCATCCGGCCCAGCCGCGACGGGGCCATTGGTCGTGGCACCAAAACTTCCAAACGCGGTGACAACGCCTGCTGTCGTTATGCGCCGCATTCCTGTGTTGTTCGGAGTCCAGAGATTCCCGTCAGACCCCACCACGATGGTCACGGGCACATCAGGGCTAGTCGCCCCTGCCGTATAGGCGGTATAGCCACCCGAAGGAGTGATCTTCAGCACGGTGGTGCTGTCATCGGGTGCCCAGAGATTCCCGTCAGGGCCTTCGACGATAGCGACGAGACTCCCCGGCACGGTGTATTTCGTCCACGCGGGCATTAGAGCATGTCCTTAACTCGTAATCGCAAACACGAAGTCAACCGACAGATCTCCCGTACTAGACGTGGAACTGGTAGTGATCTGGAAATAGTCTAAGTCCGCGACTGGCGTCGGATTCGTCGTCGGGTTCATTTGTTATCGGCTCATGACATGATCGAGAAGAAGACGATGGACACGGTGAGACTGACCGGCGTAGAGCCAGAAGTCGTTGTGATGGTGAAGAAGTCCCCGTCTGAGACGGCTCCAGTACCGGAGGGATCGACCCAGCCACTGGCGGAACTGGTGACGCCGAGCGCCGTCAGTCCTCCGACCCCCGTTCCGTTCTGCGTTACCTCGACGGTTACCGTTCCCGACGTGAGCACCGTTTGAACTTCCATCAGCGTGACCGTCGCCCCCGAAGGGACGGGCATAAAGAAGCCGGGGAACGTGTCGTTCGGAACCGCTCCGTACACCGCGAAAGTCTGGGAGATGTAGACGCCATTGACCTGAGTTGCCCAGCGCCCTTGGCTCTGCTGGCCGGTAGACGTGAAGACCTGTCCAGCGACGGTGGTGTTGGGGATCTGGCTCATGAGCGGATGGGATACGGGTCGAGTTGATAGCTGGCTCGTAGTTCCCCCGCATCAGATTTGAACGACAATGCCAGGGATTCGATGACCATGTTCTGATCGATCTGCGCCATTTGATCTGGGTACGTACCTGACGTAGAGGCATTAGGTGAGGTTCGTTTGAACTCCACCACTTCACCCAACTCCGCGCCGATAATGGCTGAGACCGCTCCGCCGTTGCCGGTGTTTGAGGACAGTTCGACGGCTTGCACCCGAGGGAGAGCCGACCTAAACAGGTAGCCCAGGAACGTCGCGGTGGACAGTGCGAGTGTTAACGACGTGTGGACCGTCGCTGTCTTTGTCAGCGTCGAGTAACCCCAACGCCCCTCTGCTGACGTGTCTTCGTAAATCTGCTCGACCCCGGCTTGTGGAGTTACTAAGACCATCGTCCAGATATCCGCGTCGTCTCGCATGACTTGAAGAGTGTTCCCTTCATAGGCATAGCCCGATCCGTCGTCAGTCCACACGAGATCGCCGGTCGGGGTGTAGGTGTTGGGCGTCCAGGTTCCTGTTGAGGTGGTCGCGTCCCAACTCCACGTTCCGTAGAAGAGCTGATTGAAGAAGTTCAGTGTTCCGTCTGGCTTTTGGAAGAATGAGCCGATATCGGTGTCGGTGATTTGCCCGATGAGGTCCAGGGCTGTCGAGGTCGTGACCGGCGTGTCCCAATACCACGGCTCAGTCCCGACAAATCCATTACCCGCAGTCCCTGCCGCCCAGGCTGAGCCGTTGTTGATGTAGTAGAGATCGGAAATCAGCGTTACCCCCGAAGGCGCGGAGATAGTCCCCCCAGACACTGTCCCGAATCCTGCGAGGCACAGAATCTCTGCAATGCGGTCGCCTGAAGGGACAATGCCGTTCGAATACGACAACGCCGACATAATCGAGTTGGTGGAGGGCGTTGTCGGGAACCCGAGTTGTAGCAGCGTTCCGGCGCGGTAGCGGTTCTGCACTTCAGTGGCAAGCGTCGAAAGGCTGGAGGTGTTGGAGACCACAATCTCATCGACGTAGGCAGCTAGACCGCCGAGGAGGCTCCCCGCAGACGAACCAATGATGAGATTTATCGTCGCGGACCAGTCAGTTAGCGCCCCGCCGATGGAGAAGAATTGGCCGTCTACGTATCCATGGAGAACGCCGGACGACGCCCCCACGACGCCGATGTGGTGCCAGTAGCCGTCATTGATCTGGACGCTGGATGTGTAGATGGTGGAGTTGACTTCGATCTCGAAGAGACCGGATGATGAACAGCCTAAAACAACCGACGCTGAGCCAGTAGATGCGATGCCCGACGCGATGACCGAGCTACCGAGTTCTAGACCTAACACCCAGAAGTCCAAACCGCCTTGTGATGTAAAGGCCGGAAGGCGGATGTAACCAGTAGACACCGACGATCCGTTGGTCAAGTCAACACACGTGTCGGGGTCGTAGATCATCGCCCCGTACGTCGGCCACGCAACGGCCCCGAGATACTGACCGCTCGTCCCCCCTTGCTGATCAATGGCAATCGCTCGATACGCGGTGCCTGAACCTGACGAGGTGCTGTCGTGTCCTGACGCCACGGTGACGGTGAATTGATGCGCGTTGGCGGTCGCCACGGTGACATTCGAGAGGTTGAGAGTGATCCCCGTGGTGATGCCGAGGCCGGTGATGGTGACATTATCGCCTGAGGCAAAGGAGTTCTGCGCGGTGAAGGTGGCTGTTGTCCCAACTCGCACGGCATTGGTTACAATCGCCAAGACAGGCGACCCCAACCGATACCAGGCTTCGGTAGAGGTAGAGGTAGGCGCCGCATAGCCCGGCCAAAACGCCGAGCGCGTCATGTAGCAGAGGCTCAGGTACTTCAGCATGTCCGAGGCTTGGATAGCGAGGTCCACGTTCACTTCGTCGGTGACCTGCTCTTGGACGGAGTCGGTCACGCCGATGAAGAGCGGATAGGTGGTCCCTGACCAGGTGGCAGTCACTGCTATGGGCATACGAGGCTGGATGACGTAGCCCGTTCCATTCAGGGTGCCGTTGAAGAAGAACCCGTCGCGGTTGGAGACTGTCATGTTGAGCGTGGACGCTTCAACCCGGTCGAGGAAGTGCTGTCTACCTGACTGCGTGTCGAAGTCCCTGACGTACTGCGAGACATTCGTCCAGTAGTCGTTTGAATCACCTGAGGCTGGAAGCGCCTGCGTCGTGGATTCGACCAGCGTCGTCCCCGAGTACGTCGGGTTGAAAGCGAGGTAGACATCAATCGTAGGGAGGCTAGGTATCGTCGCCACTAGAAGATCCTCTGCGGGTTGGTTGAGCGGTTCACCCCTTTAGGCAACGGCTTTTGCGCCCACTTGCCAGAGAGATCGCCTACCTTGCGCGCTGTTTTCAAGCTCTGCGCTCGTAAGTTCGTTTCGAGCAACGTCAGAAGTTGGGGGTTGTTCGAGAGAAGCCGGATGACGGTGGACATGGGAAAATCGATGTCCATGTTGATCTTGAGGTCTTGGTCCTGGGTGGGGTCGAATTCTGCCATTAGTGGAGGTGCACGCTGACGTGCGCGGACAGGGTTGATTTGCCAGTCTTCTTGGTTCCTGGCTTAGGAGCAGTTTTGGCTTCTAGCGCCGTCAACTCACTAAAGAGTTTGTTCGCCAGGTCTTGATTGCCAGCCTTGATAGCAGCGAGTTCTTGGTTGTAGAGACTTTTGCCGCCAATGCTTGACAGGTAGTCCTCCGTCCCCTCAGCCGCAAAGCTCGATTGTGAAACCGTCGAAGCGAACAGTGTGGCTGCGTCGTGGAAGATATTGGCTCCTCCGCCGAAGGTCGTGACCCATGTGCCGATCTTGTTCCCAAGGTTGGTCTGGAGGAGCTTTGATGTTATTTCGAATGAGGCGACGCCTGACCCGAAAAGCAACAGCGCCTGTGGCAGTGACACACCCGCGCCTACATCCGCCCCGAGCCCTCCTAGGCCACCGAGCGCGCCTGCACCAAGAGCGGCATCCCCGCCGCCGCCCTCTACGTCAGAGACGCCACCCTCCGCAGCGGTTTTCGCTGTGTTCGCAGCGATGTCCTCCAACAATCCGGTCTGAGCGCGAGAGTTGATGACGCCCCAGATGGACTTGAGGCCAGTAGCCAACTTGTCGGCCACCGCCGCCGCGAAAAGTACACCGAAGGTCGTAGCGAGTGCCTTCATGACCGCTGGATGCTTATCCAGATAGTTCATCGCGTCTTCAATGAGTTTGGCGGCCTTCTCGATGTAAGGGAGAAGTTTTAGACCGAACTGAATGGCGGTGTTCTTCAGCCGCTCTTCAATGATCTTCATTTGATTGTCGAGCTGCCCGGCTGCAACTGACGCGGCCTTGTTCAGCCCTGTCCCGCTCGCATTGTTGGCGGCGTTGATCGTTGTGGTTAGGGTGCTGAGATGGTTGATGAGGGCAGTTCCCGCGCCGACGCCAGTGGCACCGAAAATTGCAGTGAGGTAGCGCTGAAGTTGGGGAAGACTCCCGTCCGCTTCTGTCTTGAGGTACTTCAAACCGTTAACTAGACCATCCGGACCCGTAAAGGCTTGCGTGGTCTTATCGACGTTCAGCCCCACGTCCTTCAGGGAGTTGACGTAACTCGCTGAAGTTGTAGTGAGTTTCCCGTTGCTGATCGAGGTCGTTTCCATCGGGCCTTGGAGCGCCCCGAGCTTTTGCACAAAGGTTGCGATTTGGCGAGTCTGGGTAATTCCCGCCATCGAAAATTCGTTGGCGACCGCGACGGCCTCGCCTGCCGATTGGTGGTAACCCGCGAACGCTGCGCCGACCTTTCCCGACAAGAGGCTGACAACGCCACTCAGGCCCCCCTCGTTGCCTTTGAGGGCGACCGTCAGAAGGTCGGCAACCTTCGCGGCGCTCATCCCCTTGGTGATGCCGAGATTTTGTGCGGCAATAAGTGACTGGGTGTTGGCGACGACATCCCCACCCGCTATGAGGGTGAGTTTCGCTGCCGCTGTGACGGCTTCGTCCGCCGCCGCACGCTTGTACCCCGCTGCCTCGACTGCCCCGTACGCCCCGACAATGTTGACCGCAGTTTGGCCAGTGGCATCGGAGATTTTGAGGGACTCTGACGATATGTGGGAGAGTTCTTTGGTGGTGACATTGGTGGTGTTCTGCACCTTGTCGAGGGCTTCTTGGAACTTGAACGCCTCGTCTGTCGCGTAAGCGGCGAATGCCACCCCCACACCGATGATCGCGGTGGAAGCCTTGGACGCGAAAGAGCCGAGTTTGCTCCCGGTCGTATCTGACGCGGCACCGAACTCCTCCATCTTGCCGGTGGCCTCGTCCATCTTGGCCGTGTACTCTTTGGTGTCCGCGAGCAACGTGGCGATAACTGGCGGGAGTAGACCTGCCATCTATGCCTCCTGGGCGCTTTCGAGAAGTCTGGTCCACAGTTCGGCGAGATCGTCCTGGGAATCTTCCAGCGCTGGCTTGAGAAATGGGAACGGCCTCGTGGTGAACGACGGCCACTTCCCAACGCCGGTATAACCGAGTTCGATGCGACGCCCGTAGACCGTTCGGGGTCCAGTTTCTATAAACCAGGCACTCCCTTTACGGACAGGTCTGCTGGCTCGGATGCTGTTCTGGAGAAAGCCCGACCTACGAGTTGGGATTGGCCACGCGTCGGAACGCCACGCATCAGTAGCGTCGGATTCACTGCCACCGATGAACGTTTCCTTAGCGCGGGTATTAATTATCTCTGCGCCTCCGGTGACGAAGACGAACGCCGCCTGGTCCATCTTGATTTTGAGCATTTCGACCGCGTCGTCAAAGTCAGGAATACCCTCAATTACAACGCCGTTGCCTTTAGCTGTCGCCATGTCGCACCTCGCTCACAATCGCACTGATAGCCAGCAGAAGATCTATCCGCTCATGTGATTCGTTGAGAAACTCTTGGTGGGAGGTGTTGAACCGCGTTCTGAATGCGTGCTCTCGATACGCGTCGATGTACTCACGCTCAGGGTCTTCGGCATTCTCGCCCTTGATCCAGTACCGGAGGCGGTCTAGCTGCCGCCCTCGGCTTTTGGGTCCGTGGGGTTGTCCTCAATCCCCTTTAGAAACTCGTCGCTGCACAATCGCGCGAGTTCCTCGTACGTCTTTCGATTGAGTTTCAGCACCGTCTCTGGAGTAGGAAGGTCTGGGAAGACATCCCATTCTTCAACGAGTCCGACGATGAGCGCGTCGTGATAACCCTTCAGGAGTGCGGTGTCCTCGTCCGGTAGCACTGAGTAAATCTGCGCCAAGGTCGCTTCGTCGGGATCGAGCCCCGCGTTGCTAACTTTGGTCCGTACGCTCGCAGTCTTGAGCATCGCTCGCTCGATGGTTCTATACGCCCCTTCGGACAACTCGTCGTGATCGGTGATGACCGCGTACTTGCCTTTCGGCAGTTCCAGTCTTGGCATTTGCCCCTTCTTTCTCTTGGTTGTTACGAAGCGGTGTACGCCGCGACGGCGTTCTCAACGACGATTTGCAACGGTGAGTATCCAGATACTGCGTCCGTCGAATTAGCTTCTGCGTAGAACTCAACCGTTGATTCGACGTACGCCTTACCCGTAGAGCGCTTGACGTTCTCGAACTGAACCTGTGACATTTGGAAAGTAACAGTCGTGTCAGCGGTATTGGGGTCCGTCGCCACGATGGTGAACGGAACCTGCTCGCGGTAGAGCGCCCAGGCACTTCCACCAACCGCGAAGGGGTCGGAGGCGGACGGCACGACGTAGGTTAGGCTTCCAGACACCGCACAGGGGCCGGTGAAGATCACGAGGGGCGAGTAATTACCTTGCGTGAAGATCGGAGCCGTCTTGCGGTCGATCTTGAGTGAGAACTCTGAGATGTAGTCAAGCGAAGTCGAGTCAATCGTGGAAGCCACATCCCAACCCGGAATCAAGGGAATGTCTGAGTAGGAGGCGGTCGGGACAGACTCCAAGGTCGTCCAGGCGTAACCCATGAGCTTCGATGACCATTCAAGTGCCTTATCAGCACCACCCGTGATCTCGAAGTCGGCGGGCTGTGCCCCAGCGACCTGCCAAGGGTTCACTGCATCGAAGTAATCGAGGGTCACGGACTTCGGCTGCGAACCAGACGAGGCGGCGTTCTCTAGCGAGATGGTGTGCGTGTAGGGGGCTGAACTGCCAGTGACCACATCAGGACCGAGTAGTGAGATCAGAAGAATCGGGAAGGTGTCGCCGTAGACGTAACCCTTGCAGTCGATCTCCGTGTGCCAGGTTGACTGTACGGCGTCGTACATATCGACCGGCGAACCTCGGAACGCGTCATCGTTGTTGAACTTCCGTACGGGGGTGAGTGTCGGGGTGGTAATTGGAATCCATT